GCGTCTCATGACGCAGGGTGTCGTGTGGGTTTCTCCGGGCGCGACGGTCGCGGCTGGCGACGCCGTCTACTACACCACCGCCGGCGTCTGGACGAACACGTCGAACTCCGGCGCGAACGTGCTCGTCGCGAACGCGGTTTGGGACTCGTCCGCCTCCAGCGGCGGTCTCGCCAAAATCCGCCTGCAGTAAGCGGACCCTCACGCCTAAAGCTCCCCCCGCCAAGGCATCCCCAATTCCAGACTGAAGCCGCTGCGGCGGCCAGAAGGAGCAAACCAAATGCGTCAGGCATTCGTAGACGCGCAGGCCGCAATGGGCTTCGTCGTCTCGCAGACCTCTCACATCGAAGCGAAGGTCTACGACATCAAGTTCACGTCCATCCAGTACGAAGACATCCTGGGTGGCCCTGAAGGCTGCATCGACACGTCGGCCAATCCCTGGTCGAAGTCGGTCACCTACTACAGCTCCGAAAACTTCGGCGCTGCGAAGTGGCTCGACGGCAACGCCGGCGACGTCCCGTACGGCTCGAGCGAGCGCACGAAGTACGAGACCGAAGTCGCGACCGCCGGCCGCGGCTACGAGTACGGTCTCGAAGAGATCAACCAGGCCTATATGCTCGGCATCCCGCTCGAAGCCGAACGCGTCCGCGGCGCCATGCGCGCGTATCAGGAGCTCGTCGACGGCGTCGCCCTGATCGGAGATTCCGCCAAGGGCTTCACGGGCCTGTTCAACAACGCCTCGGTTCCGCAGGCCGCCGTTGCGACGGTGTCCTCGGCCACGACCTGGGCGGCGAAGCTGGCCCTGGGCTCCGGCGGTCCCCAGGCGGTGCTCGCCGACGTCAACGCGGCGATCACGCTGGTCCAGACGCAGACCAACACGGTCCAGATCGCGGATACGCTGCTGCTGCCGTATTCGCGGTTCAACGTGCTCGCCTCGACGCAGCTGCCGAACACGGACATGACGCTTCTGGAGTTCATCCGGAAGAGCAACGTCTACACCGCCAACACGGGTCGCCCGCTGACGATCCGCTCGGTGCGCGGTCTCGACACCGCCGGTTCGGGCGGCACGGCCCGCATGGTCGCGTTCCGCAAGGATCCGGAAGTGGTCAAGCTGCACATCCCCATGCCGATGCGCTTCCTCCCCGTCCAGGTCCAGGGCGTGAAGTTCCGCGTCCCTGGCATCTTCCGTCTCGGCGGCCTCGACGTCCGTCTGCCGAAGGAAATGACCTACCTCGACGGCCTCTGAGAACGCGCGGGCTCCGGCCCGCGCCTTTTCGCCGTTCGCGTCAGTCCCCCCCGATTTTCGGAAAACAACCCCGGAAGGAATTGAAATGGCAGACCCCAAGATGGTCACGATGACCAACGTCGGCGAATGCGACCGCGTCTTCCCGTCGGGCGACATCGTCGCCAAGGGCGCAAGCGGCGACGTGCCCGCCGACGATCTCTCCCACGTCGTCGTGAAGGCCTGGCTTTCCGAAGGCGTGATCAAGAAGGGCAAGGCCGACGCCGAAGCCCCGGCCGCCGCAGCCGGCAACGACGCCGATGCGGTGAAGAAGGCTGCTGAAGACGCTCAGAAAGCGGCCGAAGCCGAAGGCAAGAAGTAAGCCTGCAATCAGGAGTCGGACAGGATGGACGCGATCACCGCAGAGCGCTTCGCGGAAATCCTGCCCGAATTCTCCCCCGTCCCCGATAGCGGCTATGAGCCATGGGTGACGGCAGTCCGCGCAATCGTCGACCCCGGCGTATGGGGCGATGAACTGTACGAGATCGGCGCCGCGCTCTGGATCGCGCACCAGGTCACCATGGATAAGACGTCGACCAGGTCTGGCGGCGCGCCGATGTCTGGCCCGATGTCCACGAAGCGCGTCGACAAGGTCGCCGTCGGTTACGACACCGGCGCTGTGACGGTCGCCGGCGCAGGCTCCTACAATGCGACGTCCTACGGCGTTCGCTTCCTCGAATTCCAGCGCATCATCGGCGCTGGCCCGATTGTCGTCTGATGCCGGTCGAGATCAAGAACTCCCGGCTTAATGCGATGATCGCGGCGTTCCACACGCTCGCCAGCGTCGAGCTCGTCGTCGGCGTCCCGGAGCGCAACAACAAGCGCAAGCAAGGCGACGTCTCCAATGCGCTGCTCGCAGCGATCGCGGAGACCGGATCGCCCGCAAATAACATCCCGGCCCGCCCGGTCATCGGCCCCGGCATGATGAAGGCGCGCGACGCCATCACCAGCCACTACAAGGGCGCCGCCCTGGCGCTGCTCGCCGGCAAGCCGGACATGGTCGAGCCGCAGCTTGCCAAGGCAGGCGACGCGGCCGTCGCCGCCGTGCGCCGCCAGCTGCTCCTGGGCGATCATGCGCCGCTGAAGCCCGCCACCATCGCCCGGCGCCGCGCCAAGGGCGTGACGTCGTCGACCCCGCTGTACGACAGCGGCCAGCTGTACGACGCTTATGCCTGGGAATTGCGTAAGAAAGGCAAGCGCTGATGCTCGATATGTCGGACATCGTCAGCGACCCGCTCTTCGCCGACACCTTCGACGTCATCCGCACAACGATCGTCACCGGCAATAACGGCCGCGCGACCCCGACCGAAACGCCGACCCACAATGTCGTCGGCACGGTCACCCAGGGCGCAGGCGACGAACTGAAGCGCGAAGCCGTCGGCGAGCGCATCGAAGGCAACATCACGATCCACACGACTTTCCCGCTGCAGGCGGGCGAGCAGGGCAAGACGGCCGACATCGTCGTCTGGCCGGCCGGATCGCAGAACCGCTACGTCGTCATGCTGACGTCCGACTACACGCGGCTTGGCGGCTTCGTCGCCGCGCAATGCTCGCGCACCGCAATCGTCCCGCCCGCGGATTGAGGCCCCCATGCCGAACACGTCCGCAAGCGGCGGCTGGCTCCAGCCGACCGCCAAGATTGCCGCGCCTGCCGAAGACGACGCTCTCGACGATCTCCTGCAGCAAGCCGTCGTCGGGATCACTGGCCTTCCTGGCGCGATGGTTCGCCCGCGCTGGCAACCGAACCTGGCCCCCGAACCGCCGGCGCCTGACGTGAACTGGTGCGCCATCGGCGTCCATGACGAAGCGCCCGACGATCACGCCGCCGTGATCCATCACGGCAGCGGCGACACGGCCGACACCGACACCGGCCCGCTGGCCGGCGGCTGGAGCGAGACGCAGCGCCATTCCGATCTGACGGTGCTTGCGACTTTCTACGGCGCGAACGCCCGGGCCTTCGCCAACGTCCTTCGGGACGGGCTCGAGATCGCGCAGAACCGCGACATGCTGCGCGCGAACGGCCTGGCCTTCGCGAGCGTCGGCAAGGCTGTCTCGATGCCGGAGCTTGTGTCGAACCGCTGGCGGCGGCGCTTCGACGTCATGGTCAAGTTCCGCCGCATGGTCCAGCGCTCCTACGCGGTGCGCAACATCAACAAGGCAAGCGGCGAGATCGTTTCAGATCGCGGCCCCGATCCCGTCAATAACCCGGCGCGTGAGCCCTGGCAGGCGCCATAAGCAAGGTGAAGAACATGAACGCTCTGGACGTGTCCAACGTCGTCAAGGTCGACGTGACGCTGTCGCCGATGGCGACGCAGTATCAGAATTTCGGGACTGGCCTGATCCTGGGCGATTCCAGCGTCATCGATACCAACGAGCGCATCCGCCAGTACGCGAACCTCGAAGGCGTCGCGCAGGATTTCGGCACCACGGCGCCGGAATACAAGGCGGCCGTGCTGCACTTCTCGCAGGTTCCGAAGCCTGCGATCCTCTACATCGGCCGCTGGGCCGCCACGGCGACGAAGGGCCGCCTCAACGGCGCGCCGCTCACCAGTTCGCAACAGCTGCTCGCCAACTTCACCGCCATCACCACCGGCGCGCTGAAGCTCGCTATCGACGGCGGCGCCGTGACCCAGGTCACCGGAATCGATTTCTCTGGCGCGCTCAACCTCAACGGCGTCGCCTCCATCCTTCAGGCCGCGCTGGCGGCGACGGCGGGCTGGTCCGGCGTCACCGTCCAGTGGGACGCGACCTACTCGCGCTTCCTGATCCGTTCGGGCACGACCGGCGCGAGCTCGTCGGTTTC